TCCGGAGTAATCATGCGTAAATCATCCGCATCAATGTCTCCGTCACCATCCTTGTCATAACCACATGATTTCCACGTAGACAAGGTTATCCCCATATTGGTTTTGCCACCTTTGTCATTTTTGTGGTCACTCCATCCACCTTCCCATTTGCGGATGATTCTGAATAAAATTTCTGATTTAGCCATAATATCATAATAATTAATGTTAGTTTTATGCTATATATTCCGACAATGGCTTTATCCTCGAAGCCCATTTTCTCCAGCCATCTGCCACCTTATACGCGTCAACAGCTTCATCCGGTACATAAATCGTACCCGTAAACGTATCCGGCAGGGTCCAACCCGCATACGAAGGAGGAGCCATCGCGCGCATGATGAATACCGCAAGAGCAGTGTCTCCGTTGAACGAATTCTGGTTAAACGTCTTTATCCCAGTACCTATATCCACTTTCCTCAGAGACAGGCATTCCGTGAAATGACTAACAGTTGTCACACTGTCTGGTATATATACTTCCTCTATACCACTTTGATAGAGACAGTTCGCAGTGGGAATGCCATCAGGCAAACGAACTATCTTCAAAGCCGCACATTTCCAGAACACATGTATCTTAATTTCAGCCATATGTTCAGGGAAGTTGACCGTCGCAAGCGATGTACAGTTGTAGAATGCCTGCTGTCCTATACTTTCCAGACTATCAGGGAAAGATATGTTTTCCAGTGCTATACAAGACTGGAAAGCATTGTCGGCAATGGAAACGAGTCCGGTGAAAAACTTCAATTCGTCGAAGGATGCAATCAGGGCATTTCCCTTGAAAATGTTGTTGGGAATAGTTGTCACAGCAGCAGCTTCAGCTATACTTATCTCGCCGTCACCATCTGTATCCCAGTTCGCCACGCAGACACGTTTCACCTCCGCGTCTGCGAACTGAATAATACCACCATAACTGATACCGGCAGACACAATCCCACTTTCAGCATCATCCGTGGCTATCTGTGCATAGATAGTTTTCTCTCCATATCCTTCCGACAACGTGAACGCTATTGTGTCACCTGCCCAATTAACCCATTCAATACCAGATAAACCTGCCAACTCAGCGATACGATACCTTGTCGGTCGCCCCATATAGTCGAATTTTACCGACACTGTCCGTTCCGTCGTGTCCGTTGCACCTGAGTTGATTGCTATGCCGGTAAGTTGTACTGTCACATCCTCGACGGTCGTATCCTTGTAAATTCCTAAAAATGGGCCGGTACGGTTTATTGTCTTATACCAATTCCGATACCCCCTTATATCATACTTAGTTCGGCCAGCCATGCCCGACTTGATTAATGGGCTGTTATAGTTGGGCTGATAGTTGTTGTTAGCGCTATCTCCCACTTTAAGCAACTCATCAATATATTCATAATTAGTAGAAGCCTTCAGAAAGACATTACCTTTTCCGCCGGTAAACATATTCGGAACCTTATCTGTACCAACCTCCGTTATTATAATGTTATCGTCCATAAAGTACTTCATCAAGCTGTAGTCAGTATTGAAGGAACCAAGGGAATAAGCCTTCACCACGTTGTTGTAGATGTACATGCCTATCTCATCAACCACACCGTCACCGTCAAGGTCTATATGCTCATCATCGGAACTCTTCCATAATGTTGACACGAAGGCACCGCTGTATCTTCCTGCCTCCATTACATTATTATAGATATGCACTTCATCGAGCAGTGGACCACAGAAAGCTATAGGACCGTTACACCGGAGGAGTCTGCAATTATACATTCTGCCGTCGAATACCGACGAGCTGGCGTAGTTCTGACCGCCTTGTTTCGATGCTCCGCTCCCCGTCGTATTCACATGACAGATGTCCACATTCACGGCATTGTTCACCTGGAAACTGTCAAGCCCGGTATTGAGGAAGTCGACACGGTACAGCCGTAGGTGGTCCAGCAGATGGGCATAGTATTCCACTTCCTGCCCTTGACCGTTCGTACCTTTAAGTTTGCCGCTACCGTAATAGCCGAGATAGACACCTTCTCCGGCTGTATTCTGGATTGTACAATGATGGATACGCAGATTGTCAAGCACCCAATTGCCACGCCAGAACCAGGGGGTATCAGGGGCAGGGTCCGTCTTGGCCATGATGCCGGCGAATCCCGTACCGTCTATGTCAATGCCGAACATTTCTATGTCGCTCGCACCGCCGGAAACAAAAATGCACGTATTGATTGCAGCATCATCCGACGATGGATGGAATCTGATTCCCGTACGGTTGTACCCGTACCCGTCCAATACGACATTGCGCATGTTGTCACCGAAGGTGACGGCGCCGAACGACATCCAAGGCCAGTCGAAAACACCTTCTTCATCGTGCGTGATGACCAGGGGGTGCTCATACATAAAGTTCGGCGTACCATTCTCCGATGAAACACCGGAAGGCACATTGCCCTTGATGCGCATACGCATTGGATAAACCTCATTCTTGTCTCTTCTGATACATAGGGTCGTTCCGGTTGGCAACATCGAAATATCTATCAGGTCATAACCCGCCGTCTCAACCGAACCGTGTGGTGCGGTCCATTCAGCATAATTCAAGCCACTACCTTCTACATCACGCCACAGATGTATCTCGTACCGTTTTTCTGCCTGAACAGTGATAGTTTCATACCCTCGCGTCGTATCAGCCGGTTTCGGACAAAGGGCAGGAACTACCGTTATGAGTTTGTCTATTCTCTTGCTGAAAGTCACCCCTGTTTCCCTATCTGTAATATCAACTTCCACATCGTATATTCCACGGTCAGACGCGTTGTCAAAGGAGGATGCAAACACAACGGTCCCGTCAGACATCGGGCGCCCGGTAATTTCGGTCAATGTCTTAATCGGAGACGAATCCTCGTTCTCGCGATACACCTTTACGACCATTTCACCACCACCTGAGTAGCCGTGCTCCGGGGAAACAGTGACGACGAACAGTTCTCCCACCCGTACAACCTCACTGGCCGATACGGTAAAATATGGCAGCACTTGCGGCAACATTGCATAGATTCTCTTAGAAACAATCGTTTCGGTCCGGTTGTTACGCGCTATGAATTTTTGAACAAGTTCCCCTCCGTCTGATATCGCAATAGACTTGCTGTCTTTCTGCTTTACAAGATTACCGGCTGTTGTCACCGTGCTACCGCTTCCGTCCTGCGTCTGCCATTCCGAAGTCTGCCCCCATCTGGTTTCAGCGTCAATTTGAATTGTATCTTTGCCGGCCACCGGAAAATAGTTGTCAGCCTTTACCGAAGCCTTTACGCGTCCGATTTGAACCTTCAATATGTCATTGTAAATTTCAGCCATAATCATTCCACATTAATGTCATACAATTCATCTTCTACATACTCTCCATTGATATCCAATATCGGGAGCGGCGAGAGCAGCCCGTACCGGCCCAGAACCAGGTACTTGTCCGCAGAACCTATAATCGAGAACACCGGCATCTGATTCCTGTTCAATGTCTTGGACTTCAGCAGCAGCGTGTCTTCAGCCATGCTACTGTATTGAGCCGCATCGCTGAATGTCGATTCGTCTTCCATATTATAGCCGGTGTAACCCGGAACAATGGCCGTCTCGTCAATTACAGAACCATGCCTGTTGTAGCATCCGCGACTGTTGACTGATGCTGACTTTAATTTATAATATAAGTCTATATCAGGCACATACGCATCGTTTGCAGGATTACCGCCATCCAATGCGGAAGTAATCATCAGATTATTATCAAGAGCATCCGCATCCACACCGTCGGACACGAGTACGGAATGCAGCTCGTAGCCGAGCTCCTGGAGCTGCCAGAAGCGGCAACCGCGGTCCGCGTTGATTTCCACGCCACCCCCGACTCCTTCCGTGTTGAACACACGCAGAAGGCTACCATAAGTAATGTTGTCATGCAGCTTGTATTGGAATATGTTGTAGTCTGACACAAGTTCGCTTACATTGTCGAAAGCAAAACCGTATATGAAGTGCACCGCATGCCCGGCATCCACAACCACGTTATTGGATATCTCCAGCCTGTTGATTGTGCCCCAACGCGTACAATACTGCTGCCCGTTGTTACCGGACATGTAGAAGGTATTGCTGTTCAATTCCATATCCCGTATAGGGCACAAACCGATAACAGCCTGTGCCCATGTATTGATGGAGCCGGTATTCGACAGCATTCCTGCAAACAGATTGGATTCTATAACCAGTTTCGACATAGGTACGGAAGAGGAAACGGAAAGGGCCATGCTGCCGCCATTCCGGAATGAATTACGACGAATGTACGCCCTGTCCATGTTCGTGACGGCCACGAAGCTGTAGCGGTTGTCCCCCGACATCCTGTTGTCTTCCAATATTAGTATTTTACCACCGCTCACTGTTACGGCAGTCGGATACCCTACGCCGACGGGTGCAAGCACAAAATCATTGTTGAGTATTGAAAGCAGGTTGCAAGTGTCCGCGTTGACGACCGGGCCCCCTCCGTCTGTGAATGAAGAGTTGTTGATTGTCACATTCTCCGTATTTATCAGGATGACGGAATTGGTAGACATGACCGTCTCATCAGTCATGGACTTGCCGTTGAAGGTGCAGCCGCCAACGAACATATTTCTTGCGTACTGCGATAATTTTCCGGTAAAGGATATCGCACCCAGCGCATCTGGAACCTGATAACCCACATAATTGGAAAAATCCTCAAAATGGATATTCTTGATAACGATATTATCCACATTCGAGAAGGCCAGGCACCCCAGAGCATTGCCGTTCAGATACAAATCATTCTTCCCGTCAATGGTAAGCATATACATGCTTCGCCGGTTCCAACCGGACAGAGACGCTATGTAATGTCCGCTGCTTCGCTTCTCCTTAGCCGGCTTCACGCAGGAGATGGTCACATTCCTTGTAAGCCCGTTCGGATAAGTAGCACGAACTGCATTGAATGCTGTCTGCATGGATGGATAGTAATAGTCAGGCAAATCGCTACGGACAAGGAAACCGTCACCGCCAAAATTAACCAGCAGGTTCAGGATGCCTACAAAGATACGGCCAATTTTTTCAGCCGTATTTTCGCCTTCATTGGTGGCATTACGTACCTGTAGGGAAAGTGTTTTCAGAACCTCAATGGAGTCACTGCTTTCGGCAATCTCAAACTGGATACCGGAACGTTCCAGGAGGTTTAAGATGCCGACAAAGACACGCCCGATCTTCTCAGCGGTGTTTTCACCGTCTATGGAAGCATCACGTATTTGCCCGGCCAATCCCTTTAAGACCTCAAGCGTATCGTCTTCATTTGTAACTTCAAGTGAAATTTCGGAATTTTCCATAAGAGTAAGGATGCCAACAAAAATACGTCCAATCTTTTCAGCCGTATTCTCACCTTTTCGGGTGGCACCACGCACTTGTGCCGCCAGCTCCTTCAATGTTGTAAGTGTATCAGACATACTGTATCATAAAAATGCATTGCGGCAATTCAAAACCTTGTAAAGTTCGGACAGATGGATTGCCGCAACCACGCCATAAAGCTGGTTATCATTGTTTACCACATAATCCGCTTCCACATCCTCCAAGGAAAAAGCGAGCCACAGCCTTTTCTTCCTTTTGTCTTCCAAAATTTGGTTGAGCAGCTCATCAAGAATACTCTCGCACTTGTCAAGGGCAACCTCTATCTGCTCATAGTCGGAGGTGTCGGACACATGCTCCACAATGAAGAGCAGGTAATCGCGGTCTTTCCGGTATGCACCCGGATTACCGCCGTAACCGAATCCTGAGCCACGGTCCACAATCACTGCCGGATAGTGGAGCACGCTGTCCAGTGCCGTATGCTTCTCCCGTTCTGATGAGAGGAAGTGTACTTCATCATTCTCCTTGTGTCGTATATCGACATGCCTTTCAGCCAGGTTCTCTATGTATTCCGAAAAAGTCATTTCTTCTGTTTTTGAGCGTCACGGATTCTTTTATTCAATATACGGAATGCCGTTGCCACCGGCATTGCCTGGTATTTCTCCATCACTGCCACATCGTCACCGACAAAAGCGTCGAAGATGTCGAGCCAGTTGACAGACGGTGCTGTTGGTCTTTTCCGATTTTCCTCCGGTTCCGGTTCATCATCCAACGGAAAGAGAAAAGGAAAAGCCTTTGAAAGCCACCTCTTGACAAAAACGTAGTTCAGAAATACGGCATACTTGACGTGCCTGTCCATTTTTGCCACCTTCATTATCCGTTTTTGCAGTATCAGCGGTTTCTGCCTGCTAAATAAGCCGTTTTTCCCACCCGACGGTAGGACAATATATTCGTTGTCCTTCAAATAGAGCATTGATACGAAAGTGTCCAGTGAGGCATCCTTGCCGTCACGGACATATCGGTTGAAAGCCGTGTCCACGTGCATGAAGTGCTCGAAACACATCCCCTTCAGGCGCTCCCCCGGTGCTTTCAGCCCGGAGACGGCAGGAAGGATAAAGCGGTCCATCCGGACACGGCAGTCACTGATGAACTCCACCAGTTCGCTCAGCTTATAACTGTAATAGGTGTCGGAACCAACCCCGGACGGCAGGGAATAGAACTCCTTCAGGAAGGATGGTTCGTCTATTTCTTGAAGATAAAGCCGCGACACGAGCAGGAACTGTGTCGGTGTCAGCTCCTCCCACTTCTGAGGGACACGGAGGATTATCTCATGGTGGATTCCGAATCTACGGTATGCAATGCGAAGCTCCCTCATGTCCAGAATGTGCGTTTATGGTCATTGTCCCGGTCGTATATCTGCCTGGGATCACCCTCATAGAAGTTCTCAAAACAGTTCCGTACCGTACGCAGCAGCACGGTCATGTACATGTCCGCATCCGCTTTCAGATTCTGGATCTGTACGGCTATGCGCTCCGCATCGACGGGTCTCTTCTCCTCATTGCCCTTCTCGCCCGGCTGTACAGCGGTGAAGTACAGCCCCCGGTCCGTGACGCTACCCGTCTCCATCAGCAGCCGTCTGACCGCCATTGCCACAATGTAGCGGGAGCAGGCAAGGCGCAACCGCTCCACGCTCTTCCGGGCTTCTTCGTCTTCTGGGGGATTTACCAGTCCGTCAATCAGATGCTCATACAGCTTGTCACCGATGGCCGGCTGAAGGAGCATCTCCTCGGCAAACTTCAGGTGCGGCTGCAGGCGAAGGAAAACAATCCGGCTGCCATTGATAAAACAGACGTCATTGACATCCGCGGTACTGCGGACAATGGCTGATTTACGGTCCTGATAGGCCTGGGAGGACGCGAACTCCGGATATTCGGCTATATGGGCATACAGAAACTCAAGCAGCTCGTCGAGCGCATTGAACCCCTTGTTGCGTAACGATGCCCGCAGGTTATCTTCCTGGAACTTGTACACCTGCTGGAATGATTCGCCGTTGTCGGATTTCTGACGTTGGAAGCCCGCATCGGTGATACGCATGCTGATTTCATCGAAATCGTTCCAGAACGCCAGGTTCGCGTTCGCGCGTTTGCAGATCTCCAGCAGGCGGCTGTCCAGTTTCTCCCGTTCGGTTGCCCCTTCGGTATTCTGTTCCAATACATCCGGATTTGGACCGAATTCGTATATCTCGACCACTTCTCCCGCCATCGCATCGCCCAATAACGGTACGAGGTATTGCCGGAAAGCATTCCGAAGCGGTGCCTCCATCATGTCAAAGGAGATGGCGGTGTTCACCTTCATCACCGCTTTCAGCTCCTTGCCGTTGTTCCATTTTTTTGCACTGAATATCATTAGCTCAATGTTTTTTTGGTACCGCTGCCGGTATCGAGGGTTACTAAAACGGTATTGCGGAAACGCAGCTCGCATTCCGGCATACCATTCATTTTGATATAGAGTTCTATAGGATCCAGGATATTCTGCCGGTCAATCCACGCGTTGGCAATGTTCACAAGGAAAGCCTCACGGATATTGGAACCGCCCTGGTTGCCGGCATAGGTGCCACCGGGCATACCTGCACCGAGCACATTCGGATTCACCATCAATGCAAACAGAATTTCCGAGTTGGCGGCCGCCGACACCGGAAGATTGTCACTACCCTGGTATTTGTTCTCCAGCGGCTTGATTTTCCACTCCTCCTCAATCCTGCCGTTCATCTCGTTCACGGCATAATGCGAGAAGATGGGCTTCTCCGCATTGTCCGGTCCGCAAAGGTTCTGCTCCACAGAATCCATGTACTTCTGTATGGCCGCCTCACGCTCTTTGGCAGAATAGTCCTTGGACGGGTATTTCTTCTCCCAGTAGGAATACGGTATCTGTACATGCCACTTCCAGGTTATCTGGTTCTTGTAGGCTTTCTTGAGGAAATGGGGGATAAGATGGGCTATCTCCACCCATCCACAAACGTAGGCGGGCCACCAGATGGGCATGCCGTAAAGGTCGTCGTTGCTCCAGCTGTCGCGTACCGGCATGATGAAACTGTCCTTCACCTTTCCGGCAAACTTCAACACCTCGGCGTGCATCTGCGGGTCGTATTCGGAGAGCACATCCAGCCTGGTGTATTGTCCCTTGTCCGGACGTTGCGGCCAATATCCGGAAACGATGCACTTGCAGGCTCCGTATTCGTCCACTTCGGAATAACGGCGGTAAAGCGCATTGACCGGATTGACCCCTGCAAAAGAATTGCCGGCAGCCGACGGCACAAACTGGACGGCACCGTTACCGAATTTCAAGTAATCCCGAAGCACCTTCTCCATGTAGCGCCTCACATTCCGGGAAGCAATAAAAGCTTGTACCCGGCTATCGGTAACGGGCTTCAGCATCTCGTTACCATCATTGTCGTAACCGTTCACCGTACAAGGATATATGCCTTGCCCAAGTGTCAGGTTACGAAGAAACTTCAGGCCCGTATTGAGCACGCTGGTGTTTCCTATCTCTTCAGCCGCCTTCTGGGGGAAATCATTCTCATCTCCCCATGGACGCACCTTCACTCCGTCGATGTCTATATAGGAAACATTCGACAAGTCATATGGCGCCAGGATTCGGGTACGCTCCTTCATTTCGTTCTGGGGTGTCCCCGTCGTTTCGCCGAATATGTACGTGGACTGCATCAGCAGGGGAATGCCGCTTGAATTAAACAATATGTTCATCAGAATATTATTTTCTTTTTGTTATACTCCAGTATCAGGTCAATATCCACAGGGTAGGGGTGTCCTTCCGGATTTCCCTTGCAGTCGCAGGGCTGCACGCCCCGGAGCTGGTATTCCTTCATGTTCATGCGTCCTGCACCGCAGGCGTAGGCCTGGGGCATGAAATAGACCTTGCCTTCCTTACTGACGAACTTTATCGAAAAGATGCGCCGGCGTCCGCGTTCGTCCGTGCGGATGTCCATGTCGGCCAGAGCCAGGTTTCTGCGTATTGTCTCCATATCGTTATATCATTCAAATGTATTGTCAAATGTTCTGTCGAATATCCGCCCATAAATACCATTATCACCGGTACGCCCGAAAGCCAGATGCAGGCGTGATGCTTGGCAGAATGTGAGCGAGACATTTATTTTCTCGCTGCCGGTACGCCTGTGTGAGAAATCAATATCAGTGACCACCACTTCCGTTAATGTTTTCGTATCATACAGCTGCAAGGAATCAGCTGTTATCAGATCCAGTGCCTTGCCGTATTGTCTGGTGTCCAGATAGCCGCTGTTTGCCGTACGGCTATCAATGTATCTGGATGAAGTGCGGACGGTTCTCTGTAACAGTTCGACCGTTTCACCTTCCAGTTCGGGGGAATATTCCACCAATCCGGTGAATGCCATTGTCTCCGGCATACCGAATGCGTTCCGGTAAATGAAGTTGGTGATATTACGGTACAGCCGTTTATCATTGATAAACCTTACCTTATCCTTTACAGCGCCATCCTTTTTCAATAGGACATCATAATATGTGATGGATGATACGGCAATACCGGACCGGCGTACAATCTTGTCAAGTGAAAAAGAGACAGCGAGCATACCGGCAGTGGCATCCACTTGCTCACTGACTGTCTTGTACTTTTCCTTTCCCGCATCCATGTAGGCTATGCTTATGTCCACCGACATGCCTTTATGGGCAGTAAAGGTTAGATATTCCATTCTATCATGGGCTGTACGGATTGTGCTCTCATGTGTCAGAAAAAACACGTCTGACGGGGATACCGATGTGCGACAACGGCTGTAATAAGCATTGAAACTCCTCCGGACCGTGTCCTGCTTATCTGAAAACACAGCGGTTATGGACAATGGAGCCTGATAATAAGAGACTACATTGTTTGACATCCCTTTCGGGTCATGCAGGGAGAAGTGACTGCGAATCATTTCCCCTATCTCATGGATTACCACGTTGCCTTTCAAAGCATAATAGCTCTCATTGAAAATCTCCGTACCTCCGGTTTCAATACGGACATTCAACTGTTCATCCGTGATTCCTGAGATTTTTATTTCCCCAATTTCCGAGATGAAACAGTCCACTCCATCATGTATGCCATCCACTACCATTGCCAAAGAGTTTTAGAAATGCCCAACACCAGCGACCTGTTGTACAAGTCATAGCCCGCCCTGAACTCCCAGGACTTACACCGGTACCCTGCGGACAGTACACATCCGTAACGTCCCGCATCCATTCCCAACACCAGTGCGTTGTTGCAGACGACCGGTTGCCGGTAGTCCACCACTACCGTGCGGTCAAGTAATGAATTGCGGGATATGACGTCGGTCAGCTCCACTTTCAGGTAAGGGCGTTCAATAATTGTATCAAGATAATGCTTCTCCGAGAAATAGTCGGCCAATATAGCCGCCGTATCCACTTCTGTGGGTACCTCACGGACAATCACCTCCGGTTCCGGAATGGCAGGGCGTATTGTGTCATGCCTGACTACCGTTTCCGGTACGCGGACAATGCTCCGTTTCCGGGAACCCAGCCAGTGGCCGGCCCAGCCGGAGAGAAATGCGATAACCGCACAAAGCAACATATGGCTAACCTTCCGTCTCATCGGCCTTTCTTCTGAATTTATCCGTGACTGTCACCCACAATATTCCCACCTGCTTGATCAGCGCATCTTTCGGCTTGCCGTCGATGACTGCCAGGTTCTCCAGTATACTTGTCACGTGCTCGACGCAGAACCAGGTCATGACGAACACCTTGACAATGGAAAAGAATAGGGTGGCCAGCAGCATGACAAAGCTTTCTTCTGCTCCGGCCTTGCTCTCCAGATAGAACGAGTGGGTGATATAGATGATGGTCAGCCAGATACACAGCTTGATGATGCAGCGTGAGAAACGGAAGCTCTCGAATCCTATTCCCTGGACCTTGCTTGCCCGGATGCCCGTCCACATCTCTGAGACAATGGCGACGAGCATGGCCATGGCCAGGAACGGTGTAATGCCTATCCATTCGCTGACTACGGCAGTGACGGCGCTGAAGGAGATGGCCGGAAATTGCAGGTTGTACTTGAAGCTCGGAGCTACCGAAAGAAAGAACTCCTTCGGTGAATCATACCCATAGGTGGAGACGAATCTTGTGAAAAAACGTATCATATCTCTTTTTTTGTCACAAAGATAGAACCCAACCATCCGCTCTCATAGGACAAAAAAAGCCCTTACTCTCACGAGCAAGGACTTCAAAAATAAAAAAAATCTCCGGTTAGTATTTTTATGGCTTCTCGTACATCACCCAGTAGGG